GCATATCCATATCCCCAAACCTTTTCAAGAACTTCTTCACGTTTCAGGACACGATTTTTATTTTTTGCCAGGAATAAGAGTAAATCAAATTCCTTCTTCGTCAGATCCACGACTTCATCACCGACACGTACTTCATGGCGATCCGGATAAATTGCCAGGTCTCCGATATTAAAAGACGGGTCGGCCACAATTTTCGGCTCCTCATGACGGCGCAGTGTAGAACGGATTCTGGCAATCAATTCTTTTGTGGCATAAGGTTTTGTCAGATAATCATCAGCACCTGCATTCAGCACTTCAACTTTTCTGTCCACACTACCGTCAGAAGACAGGTAAATAATCGGAATCGTGCTGATTTCTCTTACGTTCTCAAGAATTTTATCGCCATCTTCCATGGGATCATCCGGATCAAGGACAATGATGTCCACCTGGCGCTGTCCTGCCAGATCTACCACAGAATCACCAATATTGTCTACCAAACAGGAAAATCCTTCTTCTTCCAGCTTAAGCTGCATAAAACGGCTGACACTCGGATCACGTTCAACTACTAATACACAATTTCTCATTTTTAGGTTCCTCCCCCAAAACACAACAAATACTACAAATAAGGAGTATATAAAACAATGGCTAAAAAGATAATAATCAATCAAGAAAAACAAGTCCTAGAGTTTTTAAAGCTTGGGCTTAGGTTAAACCCAGTGGTTGCTACAAGAGAGCTAGGGCTTATTGGCTCAACTCTAGCATATCACATACACAACCTAAGACACAAGGGCTGGAACATCACTACAAAGCTAAAGAGGTCTAAATACAGCAACTCTAAATATGCTGAATATAAGCTAGACCCATCTTGGAGACTTCTAAGTGAAGCAGAGAAGCGAGAGGCTCTAGCTGGGCGACGTATATTTAACATAAGAAACTTCAAGATAGATGACAGAGTAGAGCTAATAGATGGAACGAAAGGCTTTGTAACAGGTGTTTATAAGTCTGGTCTTTTAGTTATGGAAGATGAGAGAGGCAAAGAGCTGTTAGTAAAACTAGAAGACGTAGCACAAAAGCTAAGGAGATAGATATGGCGGACTTCCTGAGACACGAGCCTTGTGAGCTCTGTGGCAGTAGTGATGGTAAAGCTATTTACTCAGATGGCTCTACATATTGCTTTGTGTGTGAGAAAGCAGGAAAGGCAGATGATATGAAGCAAACACAAAAACCTGAGCCAAAAGTAAGAGGAGCTATGATAACCAATGGAACTATCAAACCTCTTAACAAGAGAGAGATAAACTATGCTACTTGTGCCTTTTGGAACTATCAGATAGGCAAGGACAGCAAAGGTAACACTTGTCAGATAGCAAACTATTATAACAATAAACAAGAGGTAGTGGCTCAGAAAGTAAGATACCCTGATAAAAGCTTTGCAGTTCTTGGAGATAAGCATCTCCCATTATATGGAGCTCAGCTTTGGAGCAAAGAAAATGCAAATGCTATCATCATAGTTGAGGGAGAGATAGATGCCCTTAGTGTCTCGCAGGTTTATAACAATAAGCGACCAGTAGTTAGCATACCTAATGGAGCTCAGGGAGCTAAGAAAGCTTTAGCTAAACAGCTTGACTACCTAAATCAATACTCAACAATCATCTTAGCTCTTGATAATGACGAGGTAGGACGTAAAGCAATGTTAGAGTGTGCCTCACTATTTAAAGCTGGTAGCGTAAAGATATGCTACTGGAGTGGTGGTAAAGATGCTAATGATATGCTTGTAAAAGGTATGCTAGCTGATATTCATAAGAACATTAAAGAGGCAAAAGAGTGGAGACCTGAGGGTATCGTAAGCTCAAATGAGTTAAGCCTTGATGATCTAAAAGCTCCAGTAAAACAAGGCATAGCTTACCCTTATCCTAGACTTCAAGAGATGACACTAGGCTCAAGGGGTGGAGAGCTTATCATTTGGACTGCTGGAAGCGGTATAGGTAAATCTACAATACTTCGTGAGCTAGCCTATCACTTTGTGCTTGCAAATAATAGTGCAAAGATAGGGATGATATTTCTTGAAGAGAATATCAAAAAGACAGCTCAAGCTTTTATAGCACTTGATAATAATGTTTCACTTGCAAAGCTACGATACAACCCTGCCTTAATATCAAATGAAGCTTGGGAGAACTCTAAAGCTAAGCTCTTTGATAGTGGCAGAGTAATCTTTTATAAACACTTCGGCTCACTAGAGAGCGAACATCTACTAAATGAGATTAGATATATGGTTGTAGGGCTTGGAGTAACTCATGTATTCTTAGATCACATAAGCATAGCCATAAGCGGTAATGAGAGCGAGAACGAACGCAAGGACATAGATATGCTAATGACTTCTTTACGCTCACTTGTAGAAGAGACTGGGTGTCATATAGATGCAATAGTCCATCTTAAACGAACAAGCAAAGGAAGCTTTAACGAGGGAGCTCAAGTAAGCTTATCAGACTTAAGAGGTAGTGGAGCACTGGAGCAACTAAGTGATAGTGTAATAGCCCTTGAGCGTAACCAACAAGCTGACGGAGATGCTAAAGATACTTCAACACTTCGCATCCTAAAGAACAGAGAGATAGGGATAACTGGGGTGGCTGATAGCCTAAGATATAACAGAGAGACTGGTAGGCTAGAAGCAATAGAAGAAGATGACAACGAACACCTTAAAGCCATAGAAAACAAAGACGTGGAAAACACAGACTTTTAACGAAAGGAGAGCAATGCTAGTTTTTGACATCGAAACTGATGGCTTACTTAATGAGCTATCAAAGATACACACAATGACTATCTATGATACAGATACAAAACAATATAAAAGATACGACAAAGAACATACTAGCGATGGTGTAGCTAGACTTGATAGTGCTGAGATATGTGGGCATAACATTATAGCCTTTGATATACCAGCCATAAAGAAGCTATACCCCTCCTTTAAACCTAAGAAAATCCTAGACACCCTTGTGATGGTTAGGCTAGCCTTAGCAGACATAAAGGAGTATGACCTAGCAAAGAAAGCTATAAGCACTAAACTTTATGGCTCACACTCATTAAGAGCTTGGGGAGAGCGTTTAGGAGTGCTAAAGGGAGATTATGGAGAGACTACTGACTGGCAAGAGTGGAGCGAAGAGATGAGCGACTACTGCGAGCAGGACGTTAGAGTAACCGTAACCTTACTTGAGTATCTAAAGAAGTTTAACCTAGAGGATAGCTATGCCCTTACCTTAGAGCATAAAGTACAAGAGATTATCTCAAGACAGATAGCTTTTGGTTTTATGTTTGATAAGGATAAGGCAGAAGACTTTTACATAATGCTCTTACAAAGACAAAGCGAGCTCTTAAAAGAGTTTAGGGAGGTGTTTCCACCAAGACTAGAGAGTGAGGGAGAGTTTACACCAAAGGTCAATAACAAGACCAAAGGATACACAAAAGGTGTGCCATTTACAAAGCTAAAGCTAAAGGAGTTTAAACCAAGCTCAGGAGCTGATATAGCTAAATTCTTTATAGAAAAATATAAATGGCATCCTGAAAGCTACACAGATACTAGAGAGCCAAAGGTTGATACAGAGGTCTTAGAGCATCTAAGCTACCCTGAAGCTCCTAAGCTCTGTGAGTATCAGCTAATATCCAAAAGACTTTCACAGCTAGCTACTGGCTCACAAGCTCTTATAGGGTGCTGTGAGTTAGACGAGCGTATTCATGGATATGTAAATAGCTGTGGAGCTGTAACTGGGAGGATGACCCACTCAAGACCAAACGTGGCACAAGTCCCTGCTGTAAAGCTAGACAAAGAGGGTAACTACCTTTATGGAGCAGCAGGGGAGTATCAAACAGAGTTTAGAGAACTCTTTATAGTGCCTGAGGGCTACAAGCTAGTAGGATGCGATGCCAGCGGACTTGAGCTTAGGACACTCTCACATTATCTAGCACGCTATGACGGTGGTGCTTATGGACGTGAGGTAGTCAGTGGAGATATACATACAGCTAACCAAAAGGCTGCTGGACTACCTACGAGAAACTCAGCTAAGACATTTATATACAGCTGGCTTTACGGCGGACGAGACTTAAGGATA